CTCCGCTGCCGGTGTCACCGTTTCCACCAGTGGTGCTGTCGGTAGTAGTGATGTTGAAGACTTTGGCAAATCCGTCCACGTAGGTGATTCCGGGGCGGATACGGATATACCAGTGATAGTTCCAGTCGGAACCGTGGTGCTCAATTTTCATCTCGGCATCGGTGCGGACACCAATGATGATGAACTTGGCCAGTCCGACCACGAGATAGTTGTCGTCCAAGAGACGGGGCTTCACGGGAATACCGCCGTAGCTTATCTTGCCACCATCAAGCAGGAACTTGTCGCCGGCGGGGGTTTCGCGCTTGGCGATCCAGCCTGCCAGGCGGACGTGGTCTTTCTGGCTCACGTAGATCACGAACTGTTCTTGCTCTTCCAGGACGTCATCACTGAAGCTCAGCAGAGCGGCTTCGATCTGTTCTGCCCAATTGACATAGTCTGCGGGATCGATGTTCACGACCTTGTTGGCCGTGGTTGCGAGCTGGACAACGCCATTGAGTGCCTTCAAGGCGGGGGTTGTGCTGCTGCGGCTTCCCTTGAAAAGCAGCTTGCGCAGGGCTTTCTCTGTCTTCCGGGCAATGTGTTGGTTCACATAGGCACCGAAAGCCGCCTCGCCGAATTTGTCCTTGTAGAACTCGACGGTATCGCGACTAAGCTTGAATTCTGCAGTCAGGATGCCGGTGGGCACTTGCAGGTCGTGCATGCCGACACTTTGGGCGGTACCGGGGGTGTCCTGAGAGTTGGTGAAGACCAGGTCATCAATTAGGCCGACATCCACGCGCTCGTCTTTCATCAAGGGTAATACCGTGATGTCGGTGAGCGTGTCTCCTGGTTTGCTTTCGATCACCTCGTCAATGAAGAGGCTGGTGGTGGTGGGCGTGAGGATGTTCATGGAGGTGCCGGCATCCACATTGGCAATGCTCTTATAAAGCTCGACTCTGGACGCCTTAACAATCACTTTTTGCCCGTCAATCATCACCTCCTGGTCGGCAGGGGGTTCTTCGTTTTTCAGGCTCGTGCTGATGGCCTTGCTGATAGAAGTGTTAATCGCTCTGAGCTCGGAAGTTAGGGTTTTCATCAGCTCGTTGGATACCTGCTGGTCTCCCTGTTTTTCGAGATCGGCGATACGTTCATTTACCAGGGCCAAAGACTTGCTGTCGGCAGAGGTTGGATTTACAGCGATAGCCTTTTCCAGCCTTTCCTTGAGGCTTTTCAGCTCTGCCAGGACAGCGGCATTGGTTTGGGTGTCGGGGTCGGCTGTGACGACCTGGTCGGCCCTTCCGGCGATGGAGACGCCGTTGAACTGGCCCTTCTCCACTTTTTGCCAGGTTTCGGAATTGAGATCGTCGCACTTCAATACCATCACCCAGCTTCCGACCTTAGTCTCGGGGAAGTGCTCATTGTCTTTGGTTTTGAGAATGTAGCTTTCTCCCACAGAAAACTCAGGAACGGGCACGGAGTTGTGGTTTACGTCGTTGCGATTTACCATGCCGCCCTTGGCGAAACTGTGAGCTGCCTTTTCCACTTCTGCGGCGCTGTAAAAGTCGCCCTGCAGGTCTTTTACGTCCGGCTCCATAACCGTTACGTAGATCAGGCCCTTGGTGCCACTGCGTTCGCTTTTAAACTTGTCGGAAGTGTAGATAGTTGTGTGGTTTCCATTTGCGCTTTTGATGATGGCGCCACGCATATTGGCGGGCTTCATATCATCAAAAAGGAGAGAGACCAGATCGACGTCCACGTTCATCAGTTCTCCCTTGCGCAAGTTTCTGCGTTTAAAGAATTGTAGCATAAATCCATCTCCTTTTTTTGTTATGCTTTTTTACGGAGACTGCCGAACAGTCTCTCTTCTGCTGTTTGCAAGAGCTCTGTCAGGTTTCCAAAGTGGAATTCTTCCGGCCTGACGTTCCAGCCGAATTCCCAATTGAACTCATAGGCCAGCGTAAGGGCCAGCCTGTTCTGTATCGGTTTTGCCACGAAGTTGTAAAATATATCCATATCGCTGCGGTTATCTCCACCTAACTGCCCGGGCACCAGCTGAGACACCAGCCTGGGGGGCACACGGTGATAGGCAAATATCCCCTCCCTGAGGTCTTTTTTAAGCGTGAGGAATCCGCCCTCTCTATGATCCTGCCGGAGCGGCTCAATCCGGATTTTCACATTGGGATTGTCGCTCTCGATGAGGACTGTGGAGTGGCTGCGGTTATTGCCCTTTACCTCGGAGAGGGCCTTTTCGATCTCGCTGTATGCATCTTGGATCACTACGTTGCCCGCCTCGTCCGTGACGGTGTTATCCCGCAGTGTGCCGCCCTCTACAATAATGAAGTAGTCAATCATGAGGCCGTTTTTAAAGTTGTTGTAATCAAAGGTTTTGATCTCGCTCAATATCTCGATATTGATGGCAATAGGAAGCCCTGCCAGCCCCCAGAGCTTGCTTCTGTGGGTGGGCTTCTTCATGTGGATAATATCCGCATAAGGATAATCCTTGCGCTTGCCACCCCGCAGCTGCAGGTAGTTGGGCCGGGCAAAGCCATACTTGTCATAATTTTCTACGATCATCATTTCGGAAGGCAGGATAGTTTCGAGGCCGCACCACTCGCCCTTGGCGTTCCGCATCTTGAGCAGGAAGCCGTTTCCACAAGCCTGGTGGTGGCGGACGATCTCGCTAAGCACAGTTATTTGATTTTCGCAGACGCTGTATTCGGCAGAGTCAAACCATGCCTTCACGTTGGGGTTGTCGCATTCCACCTGCAAGACCACCACTTTTTCCATGGCGTCCACACAGCCCCAATGATATTCGTCTAAGTCCAGCAGTTCAAGCAGCTTGGCCATGGAATATGGCGGCGGCACGACCCTCTTTTTCTCGGCAGACTTCGAGAGCAGATAGGGGCCCACCTGGCTGTATTTCGATAGGTCTACGGGTTCATATGCCAGGCGCTTCTCTGCCAGCTCGCCGGCGTGCGAGATGCCCACACGGTAACCGCCAAACTTCATTATGTTCACGATCCTGCCCCCGAGCCAGGACGCAAGAGTTCCAGCCTGGCAATACGCACCAGACGGGCCCCGCCCATACGGCCATCATAGTATTCTATTTTGGGAATGTCTCGGCCCATCCTCTCTATCAATTGGGCCCTAAGCTCCTCTTTCAGGTTCCACAAATCCTGATCTGGGTCTTCCACCTTTTGGGCATTTACAATCAGGAAAACCACCCAGGATATGTCGGTAGACGTGTATCTCCTGGAAGTGCCGAGCTTGCCGTCCTCTGCTTCCATGCAGATAATGGCTGCGGGCAGCTCTTTTGGGATGTCGTTTTTGTTGAACCTGATCTCTGCTACACTCGTGTGCTTTAAAGCTTGTTCAATCAATTCTCTCTGCTTCATCATAATACTGTTACCGCCATGTTTTCAAGTTCTTTAAGTATCCACTCTTCATGGTTTTTAATTACTTCCTGGTAGACGTTCCTTGCCGGAATGCCTCGCCGCCTGATTGCGGCTCTGATCATATAGGCCATCGTCTCCACGGAGAGAGGTTCGCCCGTATCCTTATCGACCCAAGCGAGGCCCTTACGCTCTACCCAGGCGATCAGTGGGGCTATGGGCGTCCAGGAAGGGACTTTGCCGCCAAGGACATAAGGCTCATGCTTCACATTGCTGCCGAGCCTTAATGCTACTGTATCATGGCTTACCTGGGTTACGACGTAAGCCATGGCGTTGTAAAAGTCGCCCTGATCATAGATGTATCTGTCCGAATAGCCGCCATGGTCGACCACTCGGATCGCTTCCCTCTGTGCCTCCACGTTCAGCTTGTTGCCGATATAGTGCACCTTCTGGGTAAGCACTTCCATGATGGCCCGATATATCTCTTGCAGTTCGAAGTCCATCAGATTACCCTTGCCCTGACAGGCTTTCTTTCTGGCTCAGTAAGCTCAGAAAGCTTAAGCCTGAGATAATGGCTTCCGTACGGGGCCAATGCCTCTAAAGCCCTGATCAGAATTTTGTTTTTAAAATCTTCAATTTCGGCGCCGGTTAGGAGCTCTGTAGCCGCCTGGTCTATGCCGATGGTTTTTACGATGCCCTCGCCGACTGTATTCAGGTTGAGAAACTCCGCCACGGAGTAGAGCATGAGAAAAGCATAGCCCATGCGAAAGGCTGTCCGTAGGTGTGTGGTTACCTCTTCGCCACTGGTGGCATACTCAAAAGGCTGCTCTTGGGTATAGTGCTCAATACCAGCCAGCACGAGGTCTTGATGCTCTGCAAAGATCGGATTCTTCAGCATATCTTCAGTGGGCAGATTCAGTATCTTGCACACGTCTTCTGTCGGTAGCGGTATAACGGGCTCAGGCATAGCTTTCTCCTTGTATCTTTTTAGGAGTCAAATAACTCGGGGGCTGCTCCCAGGTCAAATCGAGCTGCTGCCTACTGCCACAGTTTTTGCTCAAAACACCATCTCCGTCTGAGTTCTACAGCGCCAATGGAAGGGGGGGAAAGGTGTGTGGGGGCCGGATACGCCTATGGGATTACGGTTTTTGTCCCGTATTATCTGCGAGTCTTTTACCCAGGGCGCCAAGGCCTTGATGTGCTCCCGAGCCTCTTCAAGCCCCACTTTCGTCATGTCTATGTTGTTAAGATTTTCCATAACCTCGAGGGCCGGCTTAAGCTCATAAATCTTGTTTGCGCTCACGAGCGCCCAACAGATTTCGCTGGTGCGGACATCCATAGGGTTTACCAGCCGGTAATGCGTCGCTCCAGCAGCTTTGTAGCCGTTTAGCCGGCCGTATTCCCTGATCCGGAGCAGCATATGCTCGGCAAGTCCATACCAATAATGGTCAGATTGCTCAAGATCGGCAAATTCTTCTTGCAGTGCAGCGGCAAGGTCTCGCTTAGTCCATCCTTCCCGGAAGGCCTTGCCCAATATCTCCCTTAGGGGTTGGGCAACCTCTTCTCCGGCGCCCTTGATCCAAAACACATTGTTGACGCTCACGGTGGCAATAGTCTGCTCATGCTGGTACCCATACAGCCCGATGCTTATTTGGGCGCCCATCCTCTGCACGTCCTGTAGCCCGAGGTAATAGCTTTTTCGCATATAGGCCTTGGTGGGCTCGTTAATGGCTGCCGCAAAGTCTTGCCCCAGATGCTGCTCAATTACCACCATCCACTTGCGGACAGTCTCTTCATTTTGGCGTTCGTGCTGCGGGAGCTCCACCAGCATCTGGATAGCAGTATACGCAGCTTCCCGGACAGACTCCTGCCAGGCATTGATCAAGACCTGATAATACTCCCGCAAGAGCCGATCAAAGAAGGTCATGTCCGCAGGCTCCTTACCCTTACCCTGTGGCGGCTGCTGTCGTACTCGCTAAAGCGCTCCAGGCAGCCGGCAAGTGCGTCCGGGCCATCAACATAGCCATCCGGATAGGTTAGAAATTGGCTTACCAGGATATGCGTGTCCTGGCCTTCCGGCAAGAGCAATTTGCCGGTCTCTATAGTGGTTTCCGTGCGCTCGATGCGCAGATTCTTGTTTTCTTTATTATCAATCCTTTTGATGCGATGGGAGATGGGGTTGAGGCCGTTGTCCTGTGCCCAGCGGTCGAAATCCTCAAGTATCCTGGATTGCCCATAGCTTACCTCGATGGCGCCTCTGAACCTGGCCCCATACTTTCGAGTAAGCTCCATGAAAGCGTCGTAATAATACTTGAAAAAGCGGGTATTCTTGGTCTGCCGCACCCACACATGGAGAGCGTAAAACCTGCTTCCGTCGTAGGCAAGCGAGACAATACCCTTGTAACATCCTTTTTCGCCCCAGGCAGGGTCGGCATAGAGCCACACCCTTCTTATCTGGCGGGAAGGGGGCGGGTATTTATATCGCTGGAACCACTCCGCTTTAAAGATATTGCCCTCGATCACGGGGCGCCCCAACATCTCTCGCTGGTAGCCGACGGTGCCAAATTGACGTCTGAGCTTTGGCAGGTCTTCTGTGGGATACTGCTCTGGCCAGACGCTGTTTCCTTCGGAATCTTCCAATGGGATGCGAATAAGGGTCTTTCCGTGGCTCGAAATTACTTTCTGGTGTCCCGGGTCGAAGTCGGGGTTTTCCTCCCGAATTTCGGCATATATGAGCCCCTGAAGCTGGGATATGGCATAGTTGGGGTGGACCAGGTTCCCTGCCCAGATAATTCTCCAGTCTCCACCAGGGTCAAGAGCGCCGGCGATCTCTTGCATGATTTTGTCTAATTTCCGCTTGCCGATCCTTGGCGATCCGATGTTTGCCTCTAAATCTATATCGTCTGCCTTTACTTCCTGGGGCCGGATGCCCAGGTACTCGTGGAAAAGGCCACGGATGCCCTGCTTGATGCTTCGGGCCATGATTATAGTCTTATCTTTCAAGACAATCTTGCTTTCTTCAGAGGCGATAATCTGCAGCTCAGGGAAGTCTTGGGCCAGGCGGTTGTTGAGCCGTATCTGGTTTTCGATAAATCTTACTTTCAGGCCGGACAGCTCAATATCTGCGGCCACGTTGACCGTAAATTTCATGCCTTTGATTATTCGCCAGATGTCTCTGGCGGAGATAATGAGCGTACTCTTGCTGAGGCCACGAAAGCCGGTGATGGCAGTAACACCCTTGCGCTTCTCCACTTCCTCAAACATCAGCTTGTGGTCTGCGCAAAAAGGCAGCTCAAATATGTGGGGCATATAGGTCTTGCAGAAATATGCAAAAGAATCCCAGCCTTCGCCGGTAACATTTCGGACTCTTGCGTTTATGGCCCGAGCGCTTGTATCTGGGAATCCTTGCAGACGGGGCGTCTTGGCGACTATTTCCGCCAGACGCTTCCGCTGCCGCTGGGTAAACTTCTTGCCGCTCATACTATTGCAGATTCAAGGTGTTGCGGGCGTAATCTTTTGCCCAGGTTCTCCATGCCTGGTATTCCAGCCACTCGTCTTCATCTTGTCCGACCAAGTGGTTGTTTATTGTGGCAATCTCTTGATCCAGGGTATATTTATAATGGATCAAGGCGGAGACCACATCGTCATAAGTGCGGGTAGGCGAGATTGCCTCGTTCCCTGTCCAATAGGTCTCTCCGTCTATGGTGATTTCTTCCAGATTCCATCTTACCACGTAACCTATAGAAATCTGTTCCATGAGAACGGGTTGAACGTCATGATTTGCTTTCATTCTGTAGCTCCTGTAAATGTGTAATATGTTTTGTTGAATGCGATCTGTGCCCTGAAAGGCAGCTCGCCCCTATAGGCGTTTAGCTGATCCCTCAACACTCTGGAGGCCGTGAAGAAGACTCGTCTTTCGCCCTCCAGTTCGATCTGAATAATGGTGTAAATGCCGTCTTTGGATTTGGCATAGCGGCTGGCTCGCTCTGCGAAAGCCAAGACGACTATATCCTTGCCCACTACGTCATGAATCGAGATTTTCTCGCCATCGAGAGTGGGGTCGGCGTGGAAATCAGAAAAGTTTTTCATGCCAGCCCCTGGAGTGGGTTTCTCAGGTTTTGGTCTTTGCAGTATCTGTCCACAATCCCAAATATGCTATCGTTGTAGACCTTACGCCGGAGATTGAGGCAATTCCCGTATTTTAGCCAGCCGTAGTAGCTCAGTAGCGATCTATATTGCCGGTCTGTGATCCGGCCGGCCTTTTCTATACTGCGGGAGAGTTTGAGCACCTTCTTGGCGATCCGCTTCCGAAGTAGTGTATACCCGTGAAAGAAGCGGTACCCCAGGAAGTCTATGCCCCTGGCAGCTACAGGGAATATCTGCCAATTCTCTTTGACTTGTAGCTTGAGCTTGGCCAGGAAGGCAACAATGTGGGAGAATACTTCCCGCAGGTAGTTCTTGGAGCTGCCTAAAATCACGATGTCGTCACAGTAGCGGAAGTAGTACCTTACCCGCAGCGCCTCTTTTAGATAGTGGTCGAAGTCATTCAGGTAGAGATTGGCGAAGTATTGAGAAAGGTAGTTGCCGATCGGCAGCCCAGTCGCGGAATCTATCACTTGGTCAAGCAGGGCTAAGAGCCTATGGTCTTTGATTTTCCGGCGGATCACGCTTTTAAGTATCTCGTGGTCGACACTCGGATAATACTTCTTAATGTCGATCTTGAGACAGTAGGCTGTGCTGGCTTGGTCTTCTCTCAGTATCCTGGCCAGCTTCTTGGCTGCCTTATGAATGCCACGTCCCTTGATACAGCAGTATGTGTCGGCTATCATGCTCTTTACCCAGATCGGCTCCATGATCTGGAGAATGGCATGATGGATTATACGATGCGGGAAGTAGTCCAGGCGGTATATCGTTCTTTCTTTTCCGCTGTCGACCACTCTGGTGATGATGTCGTAGTCGCCGACTTCGTAGGTCTGATCTTTCAGCATCTGATGGATAGCTTGGGCGTATCTTTCCGGATCACGGTCTACCATCTTGACCTCTCGGTAGTGGGTCTTGCCTCTTCTCGCATTTTCATGAGCGGCTAGTAGGTTTTCCATGTCTATGATCCTCTCAAAAAGGTTGCCATGCCGTTTCATCTGCTATAGCTCCCCAGAGCTTTCGCTTGCGCTACCAACACTTGTGGGGATTGCTTGGTATTCCGGCGAGAGCCGAGGTTTCCGGGGGTTGCAGTGTGGTTTTATAAAACTATAGCTTAGCTGCCTGCCAATCGTAGAATTCGAAGTACTGAGACTGTAGCTCGTATTCACGTAAAACGCACCAACGTTTCGACTGTTATTCGCTCTACCGCTCACTGCAAAGGCGCGTTTTCCGGAAGCCTTGTTTATCATTGTTGCATCCTATTAATTTTTGCAGAGCCGCCCGCCAATAGTAGAATTCGAAGTACCGAGACCCCAGGCCGTATTCACGCAAAACGCACCAACGTATCGACCGTGATTCGCTCCACCGCTCATCGCAAAGGCGCGCATCCCATTCCCAGACTGGTTGAACCAATCGTGGGTATAGGCATCTATAGGTCTGCTTTTCGCATCATCATTAGGCAATAGATGTGGCGAGGGGGATTTCCAGTATCTGCTGACGTTTACTATTGCCAGGTCACTGCTCTCTATAGCTGGTAGCTTGATATAATTAGCATCGCCTTCGGCAGCAGCAGGGCTTAAATGCGATTTATACTGCTTCGGGGCAGCTACCCCGCCATCAATGCACTTGTGCGCATAGGCGGTTACTATTCCGCCATCACCAGAAAATACAATGCCGTCCACCCACTTGAATATGTGCCCATAGGGCTGCTCAATGCCACGATACGAGAGCGAAAATATGTTGTATTTATTGCTGGCGATCTGGATATATTGATTGTCTTTCGTCAGATCCCTGGTTCCATTACCGGCAGAGATAGTGTCGCCGGTTTTACGTATAGTTCGATAGCCGTTATAAGGCGTCCAGTCGGCTCCGCTTATATTGTTTATCCCGGATCCAAGCTCAATCTGCGTCTGCATATGCCCCAGCTCAATAATCATCAGTAGCTGGATTATAAAGTTCGTGGTGGCGTCGTACTGGTGGTATCCTTCCCCTACACTTTCGCTTGCAGTGCGATAATTAGTCAGAGATATGTTTGTTTTTCCATAGTAGCCCGCAACGCTCAATATCTTATAGTTAGGCGGTACGGGGGTAACAGTGGCGCCCTCCCACGTAGAAGCGGCCTCGTCCCAAGCCCCATACCATCCGTCCTGAGGATTATTGTCTTCATCGGCAAGCACGCCTTCGAAAGCCCCCACATATCTCTTGGGGTAGAAATTCCCGCCTGGTATCTCTCGGAGGCTTATTTGATGATGCTGCCAGCCGTAGTAGGCCCTGCCTTCCAGATCGTCGGGGTTCTCCGGATCAGGCTCATAGCTCCACTTATGCCAGAAAGACGGAATTTCCACCATCACGTTGCCATCCTGGCCCCCAAGTTTCGCATCGCCGATCATGTAATAAGCTTCGCAAGCTTCTGCCACTTCGCCAAAGCCATCAATATGCGGATGCGACAGAATATAGGCGGATTGGTCGCTGGAGATACCTATGATCACGCCATACCAGCTCGCCCCCTTCCCATCAAATATGTTCATCACGCAGCCAATCTTCTTCGGGTCAGGCTTCGTGTTGACTTTTACCTCGTAGTTTCCGACCTGCTTATCGTCTATCACCACGCCGTAATTGTCCAACACTTCGGTTACTATCCCTTCAGCATTGTCGACAGACTGCTGCCTCCAGCTCCCTGCTTGCCACATACTATTCCGGTGGTCTAAATAATACTTTACCTTGCCATCATACCCCACCACGCAGCGGCGCAGCTTATTATGGACGGTTAGCCGCTTTTCTGGCACCTTATCCAGGCCCTGGTCATATCCGGCAGCCAGGCCGGTGCGCTCATACTCCAGCCCATTAAAGGTATACACGCCGTCGGCGACCGTGAAAGTGTCCCGAAACTTGAGCCCATACCAGGCATTATTTACGGACTGTCCACCGGCGGCTTTCCCAGTGATGCCGACACCTATCTTAAGTTGCAATCTCATCTTAGCTATAGACGATCAGCACCATGTCGGTGACAAGTGGCATCTGGATATAAGTAAAATGCCCTTTCAGCTCGTAGCCGTCGCACACAACATCATTCAGGTCGCTCAAGTTCACGCCCACGCCACCCAGCTTGATGCTGGTTGTGTTGTCGGGGAAATCCGCTTTGAAGACGGCGACGCCGGAGGCAGTACCCTGGAAGGTGTTGCCGGCGGTAAGCACCCGAAAGTAGTCCGGCATACTTTGCATCTCTTTCTTAGCCATTGTTCTCATGCTCATGATACACTCCTTTTATTTTGTGTTATTGATTGTGATCCTGCGTTTTGGTTGGAGCCGACCCTCGTTGATCCACATGAGTTCCAATTTTGTGAATCCTTCATTCATCTTCGTCTCAATCAGCCGCTCCATTCCGGCGAAACGCTCATCTATTTGCTCACGAATCTGCAGGAGGTTCGAGCTCCTCAGCTCGACCATCTCTTCGTGCATATTCTTGATTTCATCTTTTGCGTGTTTGAGGTCGTTCCACACGGTGCGGAACAACCAGCTCATCACGCCGCTGTAAAGCCCGAATATAACAAACAATATCTTAACTACCCAGTCTTCCATTCCGGCGCTCCTATACTCATGAAATAGAGGCATCCCCGAGAGGGAGGAACCAGTCTCTCAGGGGATGCCCACATGGAGGGTTTATGTCGATGTAGAAGGTACGTCACTGGTTCCTCTTTCTCAAATACTCGCTTAGCGGCATTACGATTTTCTTAAATTCTTTTAACAACATATCCAGGTCGTTCTCCTGCATATAGTCCGTCGTCTGATCCAGAAAAACCACGATGTGGTCGTTGAGGTCTTTCGAGGGCGCTGTCCGGCGCTCTTCTGCTTTCAGAAGCTGCACCAGGCTCTGTAGGTTATAATTTGTCGGGTCTTTCGCAAAAGACCTGAGAGCAGCAACATACGCCCGTCGCCGCTCTAATTCGGCGGTCTTTTCGAGCCCCATCAGCTCCATCTCTTCTTCTGCCCATCCGTACTTTTCAATCCACTTTTTCATGGTCACGGGAGAGCAGCCCACCAATTCGGCCAGAGAATAGATGTCTCTGTTGCCGTTCAGGTAGGCTTCCCGGGCCATTATTCTTTTTTCTGCATAGATTTTCTTTTTTG